AAGCTGTTGCTAAAAGGGTGGGCTAACAACAGCCATAGATGAACACATCCCTTATGGGCTTTCTAGGTGTATGTTCTAGATATTAGTGGTAGGTGGTATGTATTTCATAATGTGATATGTACCGTTCCCTACAGGTAATGGTAGTAGTTTCTTCACAGGACTTCCACCGTCAACGCTATAGACATACATTGGGATAGGTTGTTATGAGTAGCAATAAATGCTACCATACCACCTTAGCTAGGCTATGTGTGTTAGCATGAAGCATTATGAACTATTACACCCGACAAGAGCTTGAAGACAGAGGTTTAACAAACACATACCCCTACAGTGTGGCTACACAAGCTTCACTAGCGTTACACAGAGGATATGTAGATAAGATGCATTTATTCCACAGTGATGTTTATTATGTTAGAGCAGCACTGGAGAAAAACACAGGATATGTATTTCCCTTAGACAGAGTTGAAGATGCTATGAGAGCTGAGGGATGGAAAGAACACAGACACCTACCGAGGAAGAAAGAATATGGCTACAAAGAAAAGCACAGTTAATGCTGCTGGCAACTACACCAAGCCTACAATGCGTAAGGCGTTGGTAGCTAGAGTGAAGGCTGGTTCTGCTGGTGGTGATCCCGGAGAATGGTCTGCTAGGAAAGCACAGCTTGTAGCTAAGAAGTACAAAGCTGCTGGAGGTGGTTATAAATGAAAGCTTCACAGAAGTCTTTAAAAGATTGGACAGACCAGAAGTGGACTACTAAGTCTGGTAAGCCCTCTTCTAAAACAGGAGAGAGATATCTTCCTGAAGCTGCCATTAAGTCTTTAAGCTCTGCTGAGTATGCAGCCACCACTAAAGCTAAGCGTGAAGGCACAAAGGCTGGTAAGCAGTTTGTTAAACAACCAAAAGAGATTGCTAAGAAAGTGAGCAAGTTTAGATGATTAAAAAAGGCACTGAAGAGTTTTCAGGGTATAACAAGCCCAAAGCAACTCCTAAGCATCCAACGAAGAGTCATGCTGTGTTAGCTAAAGAGGGTGACACAGTGAAGCTTATTAGGTTTGGACAGCAGGGTGTTAGTGGTGCTGGCTCTAGTCCAGACACTCCTAAGGACAAAGCTAGACAAAAGAGTTTCAAAGCTAGACATGCTGAGAACATTAGTAAGGGTAAGATGTCTGCTGCTTATTGGGCAGACAAGGTTAAGTGGTAACTAAAAGGAATAATGATGGCAACAGAAGCAGAAAAAGACGAAGCTAAGAGAAAGTTTAAAGAACAGAATCCAGAAGGTCCGGGCATATCTGTTAATGTTGGTGGCTATGGTAATTTGATTTTTAAGAATGAGTCAGCTTATGATCAGTTTAAAAGTGATCCACAAAGCATGACTTACTCACAAGGTCCGGGTGGTCGTAAATATGTAGAGCCTAAAGCTGCAGATTATGATACTAGATTTAAAGATGTTAGTCCTAGTGGTTCTAAGGCTAAAGATGAAGATGAACTAACTTCTGGTCGTAGTGCTTATGCTAAAGGCGGGATGATTGTTAATAAAGGTATTGGTGCTTCTATGAAGCCCCATAATGTGTTTGGTTCTAAAGGAAAGAAATAATATGGCTACCGATGCAGAGAAAGTAAAGATGTACCGTGAGAAGGCTAAGGACACTTCTGTCCCACAAGAGGTGCGTAACACCTACTTGGACAGAGCCAATGAGCTAGAGCGTAAAGCTTTTGAAGCTACTAAGGTTCCTGAGAAGAAGATGATGTATGGTGGTATGCCTGTTCGAGGTAGCCGTACAGCCACTAACGCAAAGAAGAAGAAGATGATGGGCGGTGGTTATGCTATGCCAGCTAAAACAACAATGATGTCTAAGGGCGGTGCTGTTAAAAAAGCTCCAGCTAAGAAAGGTAAATGATGGCTACTAAGAAAGCGTTTAAACCTTGTGAGGGATGCCCCTCACCAGCCAAGTGTAAAGCTGCTGGTAAGTGTATGGCTAAAGAGGGCAAGGGTGGTAAGCCTGTTGTTGCCATCATGATTGGTGTTGGTAAGCCAATGAAAGCTAAGAAGAAATAATGGCTACTAAAAAGCAAACAGCTAAAGTTGCTAAGGTGATGGGTGAGTTTAAAGACAAAGGCTTGCACAGTGGTAAAGGTGGCAAGGTTGTTACCAACCCCAAGCAAGCCATTGCCATTGCCTTGTCTGAAGCTAAAGTGAAGCCTAAGAAGAAATGAGCAAAGAACCTAAGATTAGGAGTGTTGGAAAAGTGTTAACAGCGGGAGCTGCTAACACTATCTACACTTGTCCTGAGAATTTTGTAGCTAAGATGAATTTGTTATTTGTTTCCAATCATGGGGGTAATAACAAAACTGTTTCTGTTCAATGGACAGATGCTAGTGCAAGCGCCAGCTATTACATTGTGGGTGGTTATGTTCTTTCTGCCTACGGCTATCTAAAACTAGATGGTAGCTATCTTGCTCTCTATCCCGGTGACACCTTGGTAGTTACACCAGAGGCTGGTAGTAGCATGGACACCACTGTCACTGTTGAAGAATACTATGAACAAGGACTATTTTAATCATGGCTAAAAGAGAACTAAGCGAACAACAGAAGAAGTTCATTGAGGTGTTATTTGCTGAGGCTGGAGGCAATCCTTCCAAGGCAAGGCAGCTTGCTGGCTATAGCGAAGGCTACAATACCAAGGTACTCATGGAAGTTCTTAAGGAAGAAGTGATTGAGGCTACACAGCTTTACATCGCTATGAACGCCCCTAGAGCAGCTATGGCGGTTGTTAGTGGTATTGCTGACCCTACAGAGCTAGGCTTGAAAGAGAAGCTTAACGCTGCTAAAGATTTGTTAGACAGGGCTGGTTTGGTGAAGACAGAGAAAGTTCAGGTGACAGCACCTAACGGCATCATGATTTTGCCAGCCAAAGACAGCGGTGAGTGATAGAGATTTAGGGGCTTGGATATTGCCACAGCCCAAAGCAAAGGAAACATATGTACCTATTCCAAAAATTAGAAAAACTATACCATTTGGTTACAGACAAGATGAAGAAGATCCTAACCTCCTGCAGCCAATACCTACAGAGCTTGAAGCGTTAGAACTAGCTAAGAAACATTTAAAACAATATAGCTCTAGGCAGGTAGCAGCTTGGCTTACCACCACAACAGGTAGAACAATAAGCCATGTGGGATTGTTAAAGAGAATAAAGACTGAAAGAACTCATGGACGAAAATCCGCTACTTACCGCAACCTTGCCACAAGGCTCAAAAAAGCCCTTGAGCAAGCGGAAAGGTACGAAGAAAAATCCAAGAGGCTCGGCAGGGAAGACCAAACAGGATACTTCGAGTCAGAACAGTACAGCAAGCTCTCCGAATATATCGATAGTAAACTCGCCAGAGATTCCTCTAGCGACACCTGATGATAGGGAAGTATTGTTTAAGCCCAACCCCGGGCCACAAACATTCTTCTTAGCTTCTTCAGAGAGGGAAGTTTTATATGGTGGTGCTGCTGGTGGTGGTAAAAGTTATGCCATGCTTGCAGATCCGCTTAGGTATATGGTACATCCACAGTTTTCTGGGCTTCTGTTACGACACACTACAGAAGAACTTCGAGAACTTATTTGGAAGAGTCAAGAGCTTTATCCAAAGATTTACCCCGGCATCAAGTGGAGTGAGCGTAAGATGCAATGGGAAGCTCCGTCAGGTGCTAGACTGTGGATGTCCTACCTTGATAGAGATGAAGACGTATTGAGATATCAGGGTTTGGCGTTTAGTTGGATTGGTTTTGATGAGTTGACACAGTGGCATACGCCATTTCCGTGGAACTATATGCGTTCTCGACTGCGTACAGCAGCGTCAGACCTACCAATCTTCATGAGAGCTACTACCAATCCGGGTGGACCGGGTCATGCTTGGGTGAAGAAGATGTTTATTGACCCTTCTCAAGCTGGTAAAGCCTTTGATGCCACTGATATTGAGAGTGGAACTACCCTAGTTTATCCAAAAGGACACAGTAAAGAGGGGCAACCACTGTTTAAGCGTAGGTTTATCCCTGCTATGTTGACGGATAACCCCTATTTGATGCAAACTGGTGACTACGAAACCATGTTGTTGTCTCTTCCTGAGCATCAGAGGAAGCAACTACTAGAGGGTAACTGGGATATTGCTGAAGGTGCAGCATTCCCTGAGTTTAATAGGCAGATACATGTAGTGGAACCATTCCACATACCGAGTAATTGGACTAAATTTAGGGCTTGTGACTATGGATACGGAAGTTATAGTGCTGTGGTGTGGTTTGCTGTGTCTCCAAGTGAGCAATTGGTGGTCTATCGTGAGC